ATTCAAAAACAACTTAAATACATACCAATTCCTAACGGAAAAGCAATAACAATAGGATAATGCAATGCCAAGACTTTTTATAACACCAAGAGAAATTAACTTTATTAATGACATTGCAAAAGAAGTAATAAAAGATGTAATTGGTCAAAAAATATATTTGTTTCAAATTTCAGAAATTAAATCAAAAGTTCATGACGTTTACGAAGAAAGTCAAGATAAAGTCTTTGACACACCTATTGAATTAGACTGTTTAGTAAAATATAGTGGTCAACAAGTTGTCACTGATCGATTTGGATCCGAAAAAGTATTTACAATTGAAGCGTATATACAGGCAAGAGATCTATTAGATAAAGGCATTGAAATACTTGAAGGTGATTTTATTTCTTATGGATCAGTATTTTATGAAATTACTAAAGCGCCAAGTACAGATATTATCATGGGTCAAATTGAACATGAAAGATTTATAACAATTTCAGGGCGACAGTCAAGAAAAGATCTTTTTCTTTCAAAAGTTTTTGGACCTACTAGTGAAACTTATACTGATGATGACGCTGTTCAAGAAACGTTTGTGCAACAACGAGGTTTTAAAAATAACAAGCTGGGTGCAACAGGAGATGTAAGAGATCTTCAGAAAAACGGTGTCTTAGATACGCCGATTACAGGGCCGAAGGAGGTATCATCAAAAGGAGACAGTACAAATGTCGGATCTTCGTTTTATGATGATGAATAATTATGACTAAGAAAAGCATACCACAAAAAAGAGTTTTAATTAAAAACTTTGACGGCGACAACGTACCAGATGATTTTGAGTTACCTTCAATTGGTTTAGAGGATATAGACAGAGCTGTTTTCAACCTTTTTGACAAAGAGTTGCAATTTGAAATATCTTCTAAGGGCGAAGTAAGAAGTGTACCTGTCATATTTTCAACCGGTGAAAGATTTGCTTTGACCCGTAGAAAAAAGCCGCTAAGAGACAAAAACAATGCAAATATCTTACCTTTGATATCGATTGTTCGCCAAGGTATCGATACTAGCCCGGGACAATCGGGTAAAGGAACAGCAATATCTTTTAGAGCACAACCAAATTACACGATCAAAAGAAGATTAAGCGACAAAGATCGATCTTTCCAAAATTTAATTAATAAACAAGGGCTTAAAAATCAAGATAATGTCAAGGCAAAAAATAACTTTGTTGATGTTGCAAATGAGTTAGTTGCAAAAGAAGGACATACAACATCAAGAAGAAAAAATACAGGATATGCTTTTTCGCCAGGTGCACAGATTAATCTTAAACCTCAAATAGATACAAATATTTATGAAATTATTCAAGTTCCTTACCCGTACTTTGTTGCACTTAAATATGATATTACTTTTTGGTGTCAGTATATGACCCAAGGAAATGAAATGATTGAGTACCTTTTAACTAAATTACAGGTTCCGGGTGCAGAATTTTCTGTTAAGACTGACGGTGGTTATGAACTAGTTATTTTTATGGGAGAATCAATAAGTTTTAATAATAATTTTGACAGCATGTCAGATGATGATAGAATTATTAAATATAACTTTGATATGACAGTTCCAGGATACATACTTAATACTAAAACTCCAGGTTTACCAACACAAACTCGAAGCTTTATTTCTGCACCTTTTATTGATTTTACTTACAATCAAGTTAACTCACCTGTAAAAGTAGATTATCAGCCAGAGACAAATAAAGAAACTGTAACTAGACATGTATTGTCAGATATTGCAAACATTAATGAGTTAACTGTGCAACGCGGAGAAGCAAACGAGGAGATAGAAAGATTTGTAAATAATCCTTTTGCTAATGAAGGGGAATCAGAATTTTTAAGAATTAAAAATACTAACTCTAGAACGGGAGAGTCAATAGTTTCCTCTCGTGTTATCAAAAAAATTGATAGCCAATTTGAATAATTAAAAAGATAATTAGGATATGTTATGATACTTATATATTGTAATTTTAGGAGAGATTGATGGCAGAACAAACATTTAGATCTCCGGGTTTTTTCGAAAGAGAAATTGATTTAACTCAGAGAACAAAAGAAATTCAAGGTGTACCTGCAGGAATAATTGGTACATCTCAGCTAGGACCTGCTTTTGTTCCTGTCACTCTAGGATCATTTTTAGATTTTGAGAGAAAATTTGGAACATTAAATAAAGATCAATACGGACCGTTTGCTGTTAAGGAATGGTTAGCTAATAGGACTGCAGTCACGTTTATTAGAGTACTTGGAGCAGGAGGTGCAGACTCAACTGCTGATATCCAGGCTTTTGAAACAAAGGGCACTGTGCCAAGATCCGGATTGATTATTAAAGGAACAGCAGCTAGCTCCCAAACACCCAACCCAATAACAGGCGAAAATAGACATGCAGGATCTGTGCAATTTATAGTTGCATCCCACGATGTTAATGAATATGAAGTTAACGGTTATCCTTTGCTAACTGATAGTGACTCATTTGATACTAGTACATCATCACAAATGATAAGAGCGATGATATTAAACGCAACAGGATCGAGACTACAAATTTTAGATCATGATCAAGCATATCCTGCTACTACTAATAATTTGGACGATTTAGCAAAAATATCATCATACAATACAACCCCTCTTGAAACAGACGGAACTTTTAAACTTGTGTTGTCTAGTGCACTAGGTTCAACATTTGGAAATGATGAAGGAAAGCCAGGTATAAGAATTTATACAGCTTCTTTAAATCCTACCAGTAAGCACTACATTGGAAAGTTTTTAAATACAAACCCTGATAAGTTTCATGAAGAACAACACTTATTATATGCTGATTTTGCTGTTGAAGATGAATTAGCAAGAGTAACTTACAATGCGTCTAAAGGAACCGTTGCAATAATCTCAGGTTCGTCAGCAACTAGTAGTACTAGCGGTGATACGTCTTTATCTTTTAGGGATGGTTTCGGTAGACTTGATACTCGCTATACTACAGCTAAAACAACATCTTTTATTTCTCAACCATTCGGGACAAAAGAATATGATCTATTTCACTTTGAGTCACTTGACGATGGTGAAGTTGGAAACAAAAGAGTAAAGATATCGATATCTAATTTAAAAAGATCTACGAATGCAAAAAATAAGTTTGGGACATTTACAGTACTTGTAAGAGATTATAATGACACAGATACTAATGTCAAAATACTTGAGCAGTATCCTTTGTGTACATTAGACCCTACTGATGAAAACTATGTTGCAAATAAAATTGGTGACTATAAAGTCTATTACAATTTTAATGCAGAAACTGAATCTGAAAGAAGACTAAACGTAGAAGGAAAGCGTCCAAATAGATCACAATATGTTCGAATAGTAATGAACCTAGATGTTGAGAAAGGTTTGGTTCCGGATAGTGTTTTACCTTTCGGATTTAGAGGAATTCCTGCACTAAAAACAAATGACAGTCTAACAGATAGTAGTACTACGCTGGCCGGCGGCAGTGCTAGAAACAGATTGGCTTATGTTACCGGATCTGGAGACCCTTCACTGGCAGAGATACAAGTTGCCGGTGCGTCATTGTCTGGTTCAATTTTGCCTCCCCTACCTTTTAGATTTAAAGCGACTAGAGGTGCTACTAATAAATCAGCTTCACCTGCATTTACCGGTGAGCCTGGTGCTTTAGAACTGGCAGACAATAGATACTACTGGGGTGTAAAGACTGAAACACTTCCACTGACTGGTACTGTATCTGATGCAATTTTGCAACCAAACCAATCATCAAACAAAAATCCTCTAGTATCTAGTTATGCAAAGTTTTTAGGTCTTCAGAAACTAGACATGCTTGTTACAGGTTCAGGAGCAGATCTATTTAATAATAATAAGTTTTCACTTTCAAAAGTTGCATTTTTCAATAAAATAGAAACAACATCAACAATTGATGGTTCTATCGCTAGCGAAATAACCGGTACAGCAGATGAGCATTTTAAAGAAGTGGCTTATTTAAGAAACGGAACACTAGAAACTAAAAACTATACAATTTTAGATGATGAAGGTTCTAGACAAAGAATTACATTTGCAACTTTAGCTGCTGCCACCAATGAAAAGTACTTTAATCGATTTACAAGTTATGCAAAGTTTACAAACATTCTTCACGGTGGATGGGATGGATTAAATATATTAGACAAAGATAATAGATTAATGAACGATAGAGCTTCATCAGTTGATACAGGCGGAAAAGCTAATTTGTCGAATGGAACCTTTACCCATCAAAACTTACATGCTGATGCTTCACAAGGAACAGGAAAAACAAACAATATTATCAATTCATACAGAACAGCTGCTAGAATTATGACAGATCCTTTTGCAACTAGCGTTAATATTGTTGCTGTACCTGGAATTAGAGATGCTTTTGTAACAGACTACGTTGCAGATCAAACTGCTGAGTATAACAAAGCTATTTTTATTATGGATATTCCTACTTACACTGATCCGGATACAAATGGTGCATCAACAAGAATATTTGGTAGTTCTCAAAGACCTAGCGTTCAAGAAACAGTTGATGCTTTTTCCGGAAGAAGAATTGACAATAATTATGCAGCAGCTTATTTTCCAGATGTTATTTTTGATGATGACAGATTAGGAATGCACGTCAATATGCCTGCATCAATTGCTGCAATTAAGGCTTTAGGGTATAATGATTCAGTTGCATATCCTTGGTTTGCACCTGCAGGATTTAACAGAGGAGCTTTAAATAACGTTGTTAACTCAAGTGTAAGATTAAATTCGGAAGATAGAAACATTCTTTATGAAGAAAGAATCAATCCTATTGCTAATTTTCCAAACGGTGGATTTGTTATATTTGGACAAAAAACTTTACAGCAGGATCAATCAGCCTTAGATAGAGTTAATGTTAGGAGAATGCTACTAGAAGTTAAAAGACTAGTCGCAAATATTGCTAATAAGCTTATTTTTGAACAAAACACGCCCCAGACACGAGCAAGGTTTGTTGCTGAAGTGACACCTAAGTTAGCAACAATACAAGCACAGCAAGGTATTGATAGATTTGAAGTAATAATGGATAGTTCCAACAATACACAATCAGATGTTGAGCAAAACAGATTAAACGGTAAAATTGTGTTGGTTCCGACACGTGCCATTGAATTTATTGCAATAGATTTCATTATTACAAATTCAGGCGTAAGTTTCGAATAATTAAGATAAACGGAGAAAATTTATGGGAGAAACAACTTTTAAATCACCTGGTATAAAGTCAAGAGAAATTGATTTGACACAACCAACGAGATCTGCACCTGTTGGAGTACCAGCTGGTATTATTGGCACTTCTTTGATGGGCCCAGCTTTTGTTCCGATTACTTTTGCAAATTATAGCGATTTTACGTCTGTTTTTGGAAAGTCTGACGGTGAAAAATTCGGACCTATCGCTGTCAATCAATGGTTGTCTAGTGCAGAGTCTGTTACTTACTTAAGAGTATTAGGTGCTGGGGACGGTCAGCAGAGAAATACAACTACCGGTCAAGTTACAAATGCAGGATTTACCGCTGGTGAAAGATTAACTCAAGCCAACGGTAATATCGGACACAATCCATATGCTGCAATTGGTGGGCCAGAAGGAAGAGTTTACTTTCTTGGCTGCTTTATGTCTGAGTCAAACGGGTCAACAATTTTTTCTGATGCCGGTATACAAATAGATAACAAAGCTAAACCTATCTTAAGAGGTGTGCTTCTTGCGCCAAGTGGCGTTATTCTTCACTTAAGTGCAAGTGGAAATCCATCATCAGCAGCACCTACAAAAGGAAATATTTCTACAGACAGCACTCAGGGTGGAATTACAGGATCTTTAGATTTGTCAACACAAGAGTTTGTTCTTCTAATGAACGGATATAATAACTCAGATACTAGTAAGTTAACACACGTAACTGCTTCTTTTGATATGCGTAGTCCAAATTATTTTGGGAATGGTCAGGTATTAAATACAGATCCTCTTAAAATTGAAGAAGCAGGACATTTACTATATGCGCAGTATGATATTCATCCTACTTATGCAGAAGTAACAGGTAGCGGTATCATCACAGCCGGATCTTACTCTCCAGGTAGTAATAATACAAAAGAAAATATAGCATTATTGCTCACTTCTTCAGTTGAAAGAGGCTCAACCGCTGCAAACAAACCTGTCTATGAAGATTTTTCTGATAGATACTCACATGCGAAAACACCTTTTGTAATTTCACAAAACTTTGGTGCGTCTCCTAAAAATTTATTTAAAATTCATTTATTGTCTGATGGCGAAGGCCCTGCCACACAATACAAGTTTTCAATTTTAAACATCAGAAAATCATCATCTACAGTTAATCAATACGGTACTTTTGATTTAGAAATAAGAAACTTTTATGATACTGACTCTAAACCTATCGTGCTTGAAAGATGGTCTGGGCTAAGTTTAGATCCTACGTCTGACAGATATATTGCAAGAGTAATTGGCGATCAGCATATCTATTATAATTTTGATGTTGCAGCATCCAGTCAAAAATTAGTAGTTGAAGGAAGTCACCCAGTTAATTCAAGATATATTAGGGTTGAAGTGGCCGACGAAGTAAAAGAAGGAAGCATTGATGCAACTGCACTTCCGCTAGGATTTAGAGGGCCTGATCATTTGTTAACAAGTGGTTCTTTATTAGTAAATCAGCCAGACAGTATTTTTGCAGTTAGCACAGCAACACAAGGATTAGTCCAACCGGCCGTGCCTTATAGAGAAAATATTGCTATTGGTCAAGGTATTCAAAAAAGATCAGATGCACGCTTTTACTGGGGATTACAAACAAACCAAAAAGAATCCTTAGCAGAACCTAATGCTGATACTTACAGAAATATTTCTCTATTAAGTTTTGCAAAGCACTTTCCTAATCATCGATTAGACTATCCTAACTTTTCAGAAGGAAACAACCCAGGAGTAGCTGATGTTGCAGGAACAGTTAGAGACTGTGATAGATTTAACAACAATAAGTTTACTTTAGAAAACATTCTTATTAGAACCGGTTCAGATGGTTTGGCAGATCCGGATCAATGGTTGAGTGCATCTTATGTAAGAAATGGTAATATTGCTATTTCAGATGCAAACAAGACTCGTGGTTTTGATGTTGATGACTTAGGAAAAACTGCAAATATTAAGTTTGCAAAATTTACTATGTTTGCTCAAGGCGGATTTGATGGTTTAAATATATTTAATTCTGACAAAGCTAATTTGACAAATGAAGCTGCAAAAAGAGAAATGGATGATTCAACTGCTGCGGGTGTGAGTGATAGTACAGTAACAGCCTACAGAAAAGCAATTGATATTATGGCGTCAAAGGACGATGTAGATATTCAACTTCTTGCAACGCCAGGTTTAAGACATGCATCAGTTACAGACTATGCAATTCAAAAAGTTGAAAATAGATTTGACGCAATGTATATTATGGACATTGAAGAAAGAGATCAGTTTAATACTGTTATAACTTCTTCTGTGCAAAAACCACACGTTGCAAATACTGTTACTGCTTTTAAAAATAGAGCACTAGATACATCTTTTGCTGCTAGCTATTTTCCGAATGTAACAGTTACAGATCCGGATAGACAAACGCTTGTAGCAGTTCCTCCATCAGTTGCAGTTTTAGGTGCATTTGCTCTTAACGATAGACTAGGTCATCCTTGGACAGCTCCTGCAGGTTTTACAAGAGGTGCATTATCAACTGTTGAAATTCCTAATGTAAGATTAAACAGAGATAATTTAGATAACTTATATGAAGCAAATATTAATCCTATTGCAGAGTATCCGGGCCAAGGAATCGTTGTTTGGGGTCAAAAAACACTACAGTTAGAGAATACAGCATTAGATAGAATTAACGTTAGAAGGCTTCTTGTTGACGTAAGAAGAAAAGTCAGAAATGTCGCAAATACCTTGTTATTTGAACCTAATAGAGAAGAGACATTAGAGAGGTTTGCAGCACTAGTAAATCCGATTCTTCAGTCCGTACAAAATCAATCAGGTGTTGACAGATACAAGGTTGTTATTGACTCGTCAACTACAACTCAGGCAGATATTGAGAATAACACACTACGTGGAAAAATTTACTTACAACCAACTAGATCAGTTGAATTCGTTGCTTTGGACTATGAAATCACAAATGCAGGTTCAAATATTTAATTACTAGATATATAATAATATTAAAGGAGATTTAAAATGGCAGAAACACTTTCAGTCACGGATATGTTACCAAATAAGTTTGAACCTAAAAGAGGATATCGATGGGTTCTTGCAATAGAAGGAATTGACTCATTTTTAGTGCAGTCAACAGCTCGCCCTACAGCTACAATTGGTTCACAAGAGATTAAGTTTATCAATAGCTATCGAAAAATATCAAACGGTAAAGTCACTTGGGGTAGTATTAGTGTTGATTTACATGATCCGATTGCACCGTCTGGGGCGCAACAAGTTATGGAATGGGTTAGAACTCACATGGAAAACGTGTCTGGTCGTGCAGGGTATGCCGACTTTTACAAAAGAGATCTTCAGCTAAAAATGCTCGATCCTATTGGAACAGTTGTTGAACTTTGGGATATTAAAGGCGCATTTATTACAAATGCAACTTTTGGTAGTCTGAGCTATAGTGGCGATGAAATTATGAAAATAACTTTGACATTAGAAGTTGATAATTGTATTTTGCAATTCTAAACAAATATAATTATAATTTTTACTTAATGGTGAGCTTCTGTATAATTTTATATGGAAGCTTTTATTTTTACTGGGAGATTTAGATGAGTGAATACGCTAGCAAAGTTAACGTAATGAAAGAAGAATTTGGCTGGGATATACCATATGAGACAGTTCCTTTGCCTTCTAGAGGTGTTTTGTATAATCCAGACAGTACCCTCTATAACGCAGAAACATTGCAGATTAAGGCAATGACCGCGCAAGAAGAAGATATCTTAACGAGTCCTGCATTTATTAAGGAAGGAACAACTATTGATAACTTGATCAAGTCTTGTCTTGTTGATAAGTCTATAGACCCTTTAGACCTAACAATGGGAGATAGAAACGCTCTAATGATATCAATAAGGATTACTGGATATGGAAGTGATTATAACATGACTCACTCTTGTCAATATTGCAATAGACAAAATAAAATTGTGGCGCAACTATCTGAATTGGCAATAAAAAGAATGAAAACAGAACCTATTAAGCAAGGTAAAAATCTGTTTTCATTTGTATTGCCTGTTACTAAAAAAACTGTGCAATATAAATTGCAAACATGTAGAGACGAAAAAGAAGCAGAAATAACAAATAAAAGAATGAAAGCACTAGGTGTTAACACAAACAATACCGTAACTAGTTATTTACAAAATACAATTGTTTCTGTAGACGGCATTACTGACAAAAACAAACTTACACACTTTATTAAAAATATGCCAGCTAGAGATTCTAGAGTATTAAGACTACATATGCAAGAAAACGAGCCTGGAATTGACATGTCTTGGGAATACCAATGTGACGGATGCAAGACAAATAACGACATTAAACTTCCGATCACCACTGAATTTTTTTGGCCCAGCACATAGCTGGCGCGAAAATATTTTAGAAGAATTTTTTCTGCTCCAGATGCACCTCAAAATGACATATTCAGAGGTCAAAAAAATGCCAGTTAGACATAGACACTGGTTTATAAACAGATTAGTGCGTCATTTTGAAGAGCGTGAGGAGTTAAGACAAAATGACTCGTCATCTAATAATAATCCTTCAGAAAGCTTAAACAACTTATCTATTTTTGAAAATCAAGTTAAAAGTAAGCTAGAGTGATAAATAATTACTTTAAAACAGTAAGGAGAATATTATGGCACCAGCAAATCCCCCGGATCCGGAGGCAAAACTAAATGAAATAACCGTAGAGCAATTTCAGGCAGCAATTGCAGCCGGTGTTGCAGGCGGGATGGGAGCTACCGGCGAGCAAAAGAAAAAGACGCCTATCGAAGAAGGAGGAGGAAGTTCAGTAAAAATATCAACAGAAGAAGCTGAAAGTTTCGTTTCGAAGGCTTTTAGTTTCGCCGGGCGTTCAATCGAGGGTATGTCATCAATGGGAATGACAGCTTTATCTGAACTCTATGCACAAATGGATGACTTGGGAAAAAGATCGCGTGCAATGGAAGAAGAGTTAGGATATTTTTATCAAGCGAGAAAAGAGTTTGGAAATATTTCCATTGATGCTGTCAAAAACGGAGAAAAGATAAAAGGTGTTGCCGGCGATTATATTAGGACCTTTGAGGCGATTTATAAGTCAGCTACAGACTCAATTACAGAGACAAACTTAGAGTTTACTGACGGTTATGATAAAGCACTCGATCCGATGTATAACTATTTTGAGAGCGCTGAAGAAGCAGCAGGACTATACGCATCAATAATGTCAGAGATCGGTAGTGACACACCTAAAATTTTAAAAGAGTTGAATGAAGAAGAGTCTAAAAGACTGACTTTCTTTTCTAAGACGCTGGACATTGCAGAGCGTGATGTGTCAGCAATAATTAGACGTCAATATGCTTTTACGGGAGAAGCGTCAGATGAGATCCTAGGACAAATCGGTACTGTGTCTAAGTCACTTTCTGACGCAACAGGTATGAATGCTCAACAACTCAAGCGCGGTATTGTAGAAGTCATGTCAGACGTTGATAAGTTTGGTAACATCGGTGTCGACGCAGCAGGTCGTATTTCAGCTGCGTTAACACAATTAGGCGTAGACTTCCAGTCATTCCAAAGACTAACCGATCAATTTATGAACTTTGATAGCGCGGCGAATAAAATGGGCGAATTGTCTGCGCTGTTTGGAATTCAATTAGACGCCATGGAAATGACTTATCTTGCCAACGAAGATCAAGAAGAATTTTTGTTTAGAATGCGAGAAGAGATCATGGATACCGGTATCGATGTTGAAAACATGTCCAATGCTCGAGCTCGGGCTCTAGCTGGTCAGTTAAACATGTCAGTGACAGAAATGAAAACTTTTCTCCGGGAAGGTGAATTAGCTGTCGGTCAAATGGAAATGGAAGGTGCAACAACCGCTGCAGATAGTATGGATGCCTTAACAGTTGCAGGTAGAGACTTTGGTAATGAGTTTGAGAGAAGTGCTCAGACTGCTGAGGAAGCACTTAAAGAAAAGCTAAAAAGATCGATTATTGACACGAGGAATGAAGCAGTCGGACTAAGAGATGAGCTTAATCAAACAGCAACAGCAGCACAAAAAATACAAATACCTGATTCAATTACAAACGTTAGAGGGCAATACACTAAGTTAAGAACAGAATTTCAAGATACACAGACAGCTATTTTTGATGCAGGTATAAAGCTATTTCAAGCCTCATCTGAGGCAATTGGTGATGCAGTCGACAAAAAGCTTATTAATAAGTTACAAACTTTTGAAGATAAAATGAATTATTATAACAATACGGTAATACCGAAATTGCAAAACCAAGCTGGTAATACTGCTAATGTAACATCTTACGGGTCTGCTACAAATCCAAACTCTATTAATATTAAAAATAAGGTATTTAAAAAAGAAGAAGTAGAAAAAGTTAAAAATGAGCAACGGTTAGGAGATGTCTTAAAAGCACAAGGCGTAACCCAGGGGCAAGTAGATGCTATAGTATCGGCAATGAAAGATCAAAATAAAGTGTTAAATTTACAAGTAGATCTAGACGGCGACACTGTTGCTGACAAAACATACAAGGTTTTAATCAATAAAGGACAGCTTGTTACTAGTGAAGTTGAACAAGGTTAAAGATGAAAGAAAAAATAAGAGAAGAAATATATAAATACGTCAACACACTTGACATGAGCAGTGAAGAAATAAGTGTTATAGATACTTATATAACAGATATGCTAGACATGCTAACACCTATTATCGACATGCAAGAAGATATTCTGTCTGACGATAAAAAAATTAATGACTTAAAGCAGTTAATATTGGCAAATCTAGGAGATAGTTTTGAGCCGAAAACCAACTAGAGAAACATTAAAATCTTTTCTTCGCACAAAAGGTTCAACTGATACTTTTATTACTTACACGCGTGAGAATAGAGATGGCCCTAACGGAACAAACCCTACTGGTAATGGATTAGGTGTCGATCCCGGGACTGAAAAAGAACTTCTTGCGCTTCAAGACCCAGCAGCAGGTTTATTAGGTGACTATGTCAAATATATCGTTGACCGGTCAAACAACGTCCATAAGTTTAAGCCGGGAAATAGTAATGTATCATCAACTAATAGAGGCGATGATCTAACAATAGCTGACAGCCATGGTGTCATCGAGCCTCATGTCAAGCAAG